TTTATCATATGCAGTTGATGAATGGATATCAGAAAATAAAATAGCTATAGAATCTGGTATTAAATCATCTATATTAGAAAATTTTATATCTGGTCTTAAAAATGTTTTTGAGGAAAATTATATTGATATTCCCGAAAATAAATTAGATATTTATGAAGTTTCTAAAGAAAGTGAACAAAAACTACAAGAAGATTTAAACTTTCAGATTAACAAGAATATTGAGTTAACAGAAAAATTAGTTAAAGTTCAACGTGATACTATTATCACAGAGTTAACTGAAGGATTAACATTAACTCAAATGGAAAAAGTTAAGAAATTGAGTGAACATTTAGAATTCAATTCAGAAGAAGTTTTTAAAGGGAAAGTAAAGATTTTTGTTGAAAGTTATTTTTCGTCTGAATCAGAAGTGACAGAGAGTCGTATATTAGATGAAAATGCATCAGATACTGCTATTGAAGATTCTCCTATGGTGAAAGAAGAACTTGAAGTAACAGGGTCAAATGACTTAATGAGTTATTATGCAAGTACATTGTCAAGATGTAAAAAGTAATAATTATAAATATATAAACATATTATAATAATTTAATATAAAAAATAAAAATTAATTAAAGGAGAAAGAGATGTACACTGAAATGCATTTATCAGAAGAATTACAAAAAAAATGGAAACCCGTTCTAGAGCATGAAAATATTGCACCAATTACAGATCCATACAAAAAAGCAGTATGTGCTATTTTACTTGAAAACCAAGAAAAAGCAGTTAAAGAAGAACGTTTGATTATGTCAGAAGCTAACGTAGTTGGTGCTGGTATGAGTCCAACAGTACCTGGTGGTGAAGGTCAATTCCAAGGAATGGATCCAGTACTTATCGCACTAGTTAGACGTACTATGCCTAATTTAATGGCATATGATGTTTTAGGTGTTCAACCAATGTCTGGTCCAACTGGATTAATCTTTGCAATGCGTTCACGTTATGTGGATCGTGATAATAATACTCGACCAGAATCGTTTTATAACGAATCAGATACATCATTTTCTGGTATGGGTACACATGGTTCAACTAACCCATTTGCAGGAAACGTTGCACGTGCAATCGTAGCGGATGATATTGTGGTAAGTGGCGGTTCTCTCTCAGGTGGCGGTACAGCTTCAGCTAATGGTCAATATTATGGGTTAGGTTATTCTGTCGGTGATTTAGTATTAGATGATGACGTACATTCACATACATCTGGTAAAGGTGCTGGAGTAGATCATGCAGAACGATTAGGTGCCCGGAATGCTTCTGGTGGGTTTGTTGGTTCTAATGATTTAGGTCAGGGTGGTGATTTCAACGAGATGGCATTCTCAATTGAACGTGTTACTGTTACCGCAGAAAGTCGTGCATTGAAAGCAGAGTATACTACTGAATTGGCACAAGATCTAAAAGCTGTTCATGGTTTAGATGCTGAATCTGAATTATCTAATATTCTTTCAACTGAAATTGTATCAGAAATAAATCGTGAGGTTATTCGTACTGTATATGGTGCTGCTAAATTGGGTGCTCAATCAGGTACAAAGACTAAAGGTATTTTTGATTTAACTGAAGATGCTGATGGTCGTTGGTCTGTTGAGAAATTTAAAGGTTTGATGTTTCAATTAGAAAGAGAAATGAACACAATTGCTCGTTTAACACGTCGTGGTAAAGCTAACATATTAATATGTTCTTCTGATGTTGCGTCTGCATTATCAATGGCTGGTGTGTTAGATTTTAACCCAGCATTATCAAGTAACAACTCATTAACTCCTGATGATACTGGTAATACATTTGTTGGAGTACTTAATGGTAGATTGAAAGTTTTCATTGACCCATATTTTGACTCAGGTGGTGCGTATGAAATGGCATGTTTGGCATATAAAGGTACTTCACCTTATGACGCTGGTATTTTCTATTGTCCATATGTTCCATTACAAATGGTTCGTGCAGTTGGACATGAAACTTTCCAACCTAAAATCGGGTTTAAAACTCGTTACGGATTGGCTTCAAATCCATTTGCACGTGGCGCTGACGCTGGTTCTGGTTTGACTGCTCGTTCAAATGTATATTATCGTTTATTTAGAATTGACCACTTAATGACTGTTCAACCATAGTTAAGAAGTTAATATAATAATAATAAACATTAAGAAATTATTAAGGGTCACTTAGGTGACCCTTTTTTTTGTGTATAATATTTGTGTTATAAATATTATATAACTCACTAACAATATATTATTATGGAAATAAATTCAAATTATTTTAACAACCAATCATTCAAATTTGAAGTAGACTTATGTCCTTCTTTGAGTGGGTTTATACAGACTATAGGTATTCCATCTATAAATCTAGGTGAAACTCCTATAGATACTACATTCATACAAAGGAAAGAACCTGGAGATAGATTATCATATGGTACTATTAATATCTCCTTTATAGTCAATGAAGATTTACAAAACTGGTTTGAATTATATGAATGGTTCACTGGATTGGGGTTTCCAGATAATTTTCAACAATATTCAGGATTTAAAAGCAGACAGTTTTTAACAGAATCTATTGACCATATAACAACAACTGCATTTTTATTGTTATATGATAATAACCAACAACCAGTAATGAAATTATCTTTTTATGATGTATTCCCTACCTCATTATCTGAAGTCACACTAACGACAACTGATACTATGACTAATAATGTTGCTTGTATTGTTGATTTTCAATTTACTAATTTAAAAGTGGAGAAAATAAATAATATAATATGATTACATTAGAAACATTAATAGAAGAATCTAAATCGGATTTAGAAATCGATATATTAACTATCGGTGATCAAAACGGTGAAATAGTTAATACACAATTAATGATTGGAAAATGGTTAGAATATCAACAAATATATAAGTCTAAATTATTAACTATGTCTATAGAATATAAAAAGATAACAGGATTAAGAACTTTGTATTATTATGGTAAATTGTCTGATAAAGAAATAAATAATTTAGGTTGGGAAATACATGGTAATAAAATATCCAAATCTGAATTAATGTCATGGATAGATTGTGATAAGTATATAAGTGAATATAAATTAAAATATGAAATGACAAAACAGACATTATACCTAATAGATAAAACACTGGACTTGTTGGGTGACAAACGGTGGTCTGTTAAGAATTTAATTGATTTTAAACGATTCATGGAAGCTTCTTGACAGACAATAATCATATTATAATTTATAAACTGGATGAATCTTATTTGCAAATCGATTCTCCTGAAATGCACATACTCAAAGAATTAGTTGATTATTTTACATTTAAAGTTCCTGGTGCAGAATTCATGCCCACATATAAAAAGAAAATATGGGATGGTAATATAAGATTATTTAATCCTGTTGACAGAAAAATATACACAGGATTGAAAAATAAAGTAATAGAATTCTGCAACATCAACGGATACGATGTTGTTGATAGTGAATCCCCGAACCCCAACAACCATTTCAACAAAACAGACATGGGTCAATTATCTCGTTATATTTCCCCCAAATCTAAAGGTAAAGATATTGTATACCGAGACTACCAGCTTGATGCCATAATGCACGCGATTAACAGCAGTCGTGCCGTGTTGTTGTCTCCTACTGCTTCTGGCAAATCGTTGATAATATACTCTATTATCAGATTTTTCTTATTACACCCAGATTTAAACAATAAAAAAGTTCTTATAATTGTGCCCACCACATCATTAGTGTCTCAAATGTATGGTGACTTTAAAGATTATGGATTCAACGTTGAAAAGTTATGTCATAAAATCTATCAAGGTCAGTCTAAAGACACCGATAAAAGTGTAATTATATCAACTTGGCAATCAATATATAAACTTAAACGAGAATATTATGATCAATTTGGTTTAGTTATTGGTGATGAATGTCATTCTTTTAAATCAAACTCTCTTATAAAAATAATGAATAATTTAGTTCATTGTAAATATAGATTTGGTACAACTGGCACATTAGATGGTACACACACACATAAATTAGTGTTGAATGGGTTGTTTGGTGATATAAAACAAATAACAACAACAAAAAAGTTAATAGATTCTAATACATTATCTGATTTTAAAATACAATGCATAGTATTAAAATATAAAGAATCTCAATGTAAAGAAGTAAGAAAACTTAAATATCATGAAGAACTGGATTGGATAATATCTAATAAACGAAGGAATATAATAATAAGTAACTTAGCACAATCATTAAATG